CCAAGGGTTTTGCTGAGTACTTGCCGGATGACTATCCGTACGATGTGCCGGGTGAGTCGCGCTCGATCAAGGCAGCAGACTTTGATGCCCGCATCGATGTGTTGCCTGTCTCGGACCCCAACATCTTTTCGGTGGCCCAGCGCATTACCATGGCGCAGACGCAGCTGCAGCTGGCTCAGAGCGCTCCGCAGATGCACAACATGTATGAGTCCTACCGACGCATGTACGAAGCGATTGGGGTGCGGGATATTGATTCCATCCTGAACAGCCAGAACATTGACAAGCCAAAGGATCCAGCCAGCGAGAACTCGCAGGCGCTGGACGGCTCGCCGCTCAAGGCATTTGCTGGTCAGCAGCACGATGCCCATACGATGACGCACATCCTGTTCGGCTTATCGCCGCTGGTGGCTTCCATGCCGCAAGTGGCCATGTCTCTGCAAAAACACATCTTCGACCACATCCGTTTGAAGGCCGAAGAGACTGTTGAGGCTGATTTGTTCCGTCAATACGGCACTGACCCTGACCGCATGGTGTCTTCCCTGCAACGTGAGGCCGCAGTGGCCCTCAAAGTCGCTGAGTTCTTTCAAGAAGTCAAGGCAATGCAGGAAGAGCTGTCCGGCGCAGGCAAGGAGCAGCCCGATCCAATCGTGGAACTCAAGAAGCAAGAGCTGGCGCAGTCCGCACAGCGGGATCAGGCCAAGGCAGCCACGGATCAGGCTTCTCTGCAATTGGATCAGCAGCGCGAACAGAACGATGTGGCCAACGATCAGGCCAAACTGGCGGCGCAGCAGAGTATTGCTTCCACCCGCGATCAAATCGCCCTTTTAAAACTTAATCAACCGAAAGCTTCAAATGGCAACTTCCAGTAAATCCATGAAAACAACTGAGAAACCAATCAAAGTTGGAAAGAAAAAGACAGTTCCTAGCGTTCAGGTCAACAAACCATACTTTGTTCTTCGCAAAGATGCTATGAAGAAGACAAAGATCGCGTAAATCTGTGCATAATGAGGGTGTAGCCTTCGGACAGGGCCCGTACTGTCCGCTTCATTGGAATATCAATGCTTCAATTCTCAGAAAGTCTGCTCAAAGAACTCCGCAAACTGCGTCGAGACACGGAGGAACTCGTCTTGAGTAACCGTGTCAAGAGCATGGAGCAGTATGGGCAGCTGATGGGCCGTCTTGAGGGCTACAAATTCGTGGAAGATCTGATTTTGGATCTTTTAAAGAAAAACCCTGAAGACTAAGAGGCTCGACGATGGAGAAAACAGCTCTGGAGAAGCGTTGGGAAGAGGAGGCTGCAGCAAAGCAGCCCGAACTCTCCGACGCATACACAAAAGACGGGGAACTCAAGGTTGAAGACCTGAACGAGTCCGTTTTAAATCGCATTCCGAAGCCCACCGGCTGGCGCGTTGTGATTTTGCCGTACCGCGGCGCAAACAAGACCAAAGGTGGCATCGTCCTGTCTGACCAGACCATTCAGCGTGAGCAATTGACCACGACCTGCGGTTATGTGCTGGAAGTCGGCCCTCTGGCTTACGCTGACACAGGCAAATTCCCTAATGGAGCTTGGTGCAAGAAGGGCGACTGGATCATCTTTGGTCGCTACGCGGGCGCACGCATGAGTATCGACGGCGGAGAGATTCGGATTCTTAATGATGACGAAATCTTAGCCACGGTTCAGGATCCCGAAGATATCCTGCATATGTAAGGAAGCAAATGAAAACCACCCCAGACTCTCAACTTGAATTTAACCTTGGAGAAGGTGAAGTAGAAACTGACGTTTCTATTGAAACCGAAGTCCCCGAGGAAACCCCCGAATCGGCCCAAGCAGCTGCTCCAGAGCCGGAATCCCAGCGCTCAGAACTGGACGCTGTCAGTGATGCGGTTCAAAAGCGTATCTCCAAACTCACTGCCCGCATGCGCGAGTCCGAGCGCCGTGAGCAGGCAGCCTTGGAGTATGCCCGCGGCTTGAAGAATCAAACAGATCAGCTCCAGCAGAAGCTTGTCCACACGGACTATGGTCGTTTGAACGAGGCCAAGGCCCGTATGGAAGGCCAGCAGACTCAACTGCGTGCAATTATCCGCAAGGCCCGTGAAGAGGGTGACTTTGATACTGAATCCGAAGCTCAGGAGCGTCTTTCTGCTCTGGGCATGGACCAACGTCAAATTGCTGGCATGCTGCAGACGCAACAAGAGCAGATCAAAAACTATCAGGAACCCGTTGAGCAAGTAGCGCCTCAACAGGCCCCGCAGAAGGCTCCACCGAGCCCCAAAGCAGAGAGCTGGGCTGCTCGCAATCCTTGGTTTGGCCAAGATCGCGTGATGACATATGCCGCTTGGGGAATTCACCAAACTCTTGTAGAACAAGAAGGCGTTGACCCAAGCTCAGATGAATACTATACTGAGCTTGATAGTCGGCTCCGGTCAGAGCTGCCGAAAAGATTTGCGGAGGAAACTCCGCAACAAAACAGACAACAGCGTTTCGCACCCGCTGTTGCTCCTGCATCCCGTAGTTCGGGTGTGAGTAGTGTGCGCCGTACTGTCCGGTTATCGCCGAGTCAGATTGCTATTGCCAAGAAGTTGAATGTTCCTCTCGAGGAATATGCGAAATACGTGAAGGAATGACCATGAGCAACACAACCCTTACCATCGATAAATCTCCCCGCGTTTCACGCGAAAAGGAAGTTCGTCGCAAGCCATGGGCACCGCCATCACGTTTGGATGCTCCTCCCGCCCCTGAAGGCTATAAGCACCGCTGGATCCGTTCTGAGATCAACGGTTTTGAAGATAAGCAGCACGTCTATGGACGACTCCGCGAGGGCTATGAACTGGTCCGCGCAGATGAATTGCCAGAAGAGTACCGCAACATGCTTCCTTCACTTGATGAAGGTCGCCATGCGGGTGTTGTGTCTGTAGGCGGCTTAATGCTTGCCCGCATTCCAATCGAAACTGCCAATGAGCGCGATACACACTTCCGCCGTAAGGCACGGGAACAACTTGAAGCTGTAGACAATGAGATGATGCGCGAAAACGCTCACTCTTCGATGCGTATCCAGAACCCCGAGAGGAGTTCTAAAACCACCTTTGGCAACCGTTAAATCGGTTGCTTAACCTTTTAGGAGCTACAAATGGCAAACGTAAATAAGCCTTTTGGTCTGCGCCCTATCGGCAATCTGTCAGCCACTGGCGCTCAAAAGCAGTATGGCTACACGATTGAAGATAATCAGGCCGGAGCAATTTTTCAAGGCGACTTGGTCACCGTCTATGATGGTTACCTCGTCAAATTCATCCCCGGTACCCATACAGCCGCCACTGGCGTCTTCAATGGCTGCAGCTACATCGATCCTACATCGGGCAAGCCGACTTGGAAGAACTACTATCCCGGTAGTGTCAACATCACGACAGGCAGCATCGTTGCCGAAGTGCTGGACGACCCTGCCCAGTTGTTCTTGATCCAAGCCGATGAGTCCGTGACTCAAGCTCAGATCGGTAAAAACGCTGATATCACCGCTTCCACCACTGGTAGCGTTGTCAACGGCATTTCTGCTGCCACACTGGACTCGTCCACCATCACCAACAATGCTGCGTTTAACCTGAAAATTGTCGCGCTGTACGCATCGCCAGACAATTCTTTTGGTGCCAATGCCGTGGTTGTTGTTAAGATTAACGAACACGCCTACGGTAGCGCCGGCGTTGCAGGTCAAGGAGTCTAATCATGGCAATTTCACGTTCCCAACTGGTTAAAGAACTCGAACCCGGTCTGAACGCTCTGTTCGGCATGGAGTACAACCGCTACGAAAACGAACACCGCGAGATCTTCTCTGAAGAGACCTCGGACCGTGCGTTTGAAGAAGAGGTGATGCTCACTGGTTTCGGCGCAGCCCCAACCAAAAATGAGGGCGCTGGCGTGTCTTATGACACCGCTCAGGAATCGTTCACTGCTCGCTACAGCCACGAAACCGTGGCCATGGCATTTGCACTGACCGAAGAGGCTATCGAGGACAACCTGTATGACCGCTTGTCGGCTCGTTACACGAAAGCCTTGGCCCGTTCGATGGCTCACACCAAGCAAGTTAAAGCTGCCTCTGTGCTGAACAATGCGTTCAACACTACCGGTGCCTATAACGGCGGCGACGGCGTGTCCCTGTGCAACACTGCACACCCAACTGCTATGGGTCCTAACTTCAGCAATACCCCAGCTGTCGCTGCTGACTTGAACGAGACTTCTCTCGAACAAGGCATTATCGACATCGCCGGTTTTCTGGACGAGCGTGGCCTTAAGGTTGCTGTGCAAGCACGCAAACTGGTTATTCCTAAGGAACTGCAGTTCACTGCAGAGCGCCTGATGAAGACCACTCTGCGTACGGCTACTGCTGACAATGACATCAACGCCATCAAATCGATGGGCATGGTGCCAGAAGGCTACGCCGTCAACCATTTCCTGACCGACACGGATGCTTGGTTCCTGATGACCGACGCTCCTAACGGCCTGAAAATGTTCAACCGTTCGCCAATCAAAACCGCCTTTGAAGGCGACTTTGACACCGGCAACGTGCGCTACAAAGCACGTGAGCGTTACAGCTTCGGCTGGAGCGATCCACGCGGCATTTACGGCTCCGTCGGTTCGGCATAACCGCTGCCTTCGGGCAGAAGCAAAAAGGGGCCTTCGGGCCCCTTTTTCTTTTTCCCACGCTGTTGTATAGTCAATAAATTCTGCAAAGGGTATGAAATGGCCAAGAAAAAAGGTCCCTCACTGAGCGTGGGTCGCGGCGAAAAGCTACCGGTGTCCAAGGGGGCCGGTTTGACAGCCAAGGGCCGTGCCAAGTACAACGCTGCCACTGGCAGTAATCTCAAAGCCCCACAGCCTAAAGGCGGGGCCCGCAAGGACTCTTTTTGTGCCCGAATGTCCGGCATGCCCGGGCCCATGGAAGACGAAAAAGGTCGGCCCACACGCAAGGCCGCGGCTCTTAAACGATGGAAGTGCTGACATGGCAACCAAACCAAAATCCAAGTCCACGGTCAATGCCGCTGGCAATTACACCAAGCCCGACGTACGCAAGCGTATTGTGAGTCAAGTCAAAGCTGCCGCAACTCAGGGCACGGGAGCGGGCCAATGGTCAGCCCGTAAAGCCCAACTTGTAGCGAAGAAATATAAAGCCGCAGGAGGTTCTTACCGTGATTAAAAACACACAACACACTGACGATTGCGCCGTTCAAGAAGACGGCCCATGTACTTGTGGGACTGAAGAAGTTCTTGAAGAGTTGGTTTTGGAAGAGGCCGGTTTGACCGCTGAAGACTGAGATGAAAGCACCGCAAAAATCCCTCAAGGACTGGGGCAATCAAAAGTGGCGCACCAAATCTGGCAAACCGTCTTCCAAGACGGGGGAGCGGTACTTGCCTGATGCTGCGATTAAGGCGCTTACACCGGCAGAATATGCAGCGACCACTAAGGCCAAGCGAGCTGGGAAGGCCGCAGGGAAGCAGTTTGTCAAGCAGCCCAAATCAGTGGCCAAAAAAACAGCAGCGTATCGATAGCGGGCCTTAAAAAAGTTGACATGCGGTAAAAATAGCGTATATTTACCGCATCCCGGGCTTTCCGGTGTATCAGACAGTCCCGGCTGACGACATGCAGACTGATACGCCTAACTTGCATGTAAGGAACCAATCATGGCATTGACCACATTCTCCGGCCCAGTCTCCTCCCTCAACGGCTTCATTACCGGAACAGCTTCTTCCCCCATCGTTGAGACCACTGCTGGCAATGTGTCTGAATCGTACGTTACGACTTCTGCTGCTACTGGCGATACCCGTCTGTCTTATCAGCGTTTGGCTTTCACATCCACTGGCTCTGGCGAAACTTACCGTGCCTTGACTCAAGTCACAGGTGCTGGCGCAGCTACCGGCGGTACTGTCAACGGCGCTCATATCAGCTTGAGCATCAACGGTTCTGGCACTATTTCTGGCGCAGGTAACGCTCTTCGCGCTACTTTGGGCGGCACATCCACAACCCCCGGCGGTACATTGGCAGCTATTCAGTTGGACTCCAACTTTGGCGCTGGTGTCACGCTGCCCGCAACGTCTGCGTTCATGCGCGTGACTGATAGCGGCACGGTAAAAGTTGGTTCGTTGCTCAACTTGCCAGCACCCGCATCAGACACAATTTTCCGCGCCAAGGCAGCAGCCGCCGTTACCCACGTTATCAAAATTGTGGCTGCTAACGGTACGCCGTACTACGTCATGGTTTCGGACGCTGTGTAATGCAGATCACCAAGGAATTCTTGGAATCTGAGATTTGTGAACTTGAGACTGAAGCGCAGAAAGCCAAAACCTTTTTGACTCAGGCTCAAGCCACAATCCAAGCATACAAGATGCTGATCAACAGGCTAGACGCCCCAGAACCGGAGCAGCAAAATGGCATTTCTTAGCGACGTTAAAAGCACACGACTGGCTGTCGATGGAACAATTTTCGGTGGCCGTACACGTGTCAAAGGCATCTACATTGTCCCCGCGGCAGGAGTAGGTTCTGTCACCATCAAAGATGGTGGATCAGGGGGCACGACAGTGGCCGTTATCGACATCGCAGCAGGTAGCTCTGTTTATCTGCACTTGCCAGAAGACGGCCTGCTTTGTACGACCAGCTCGTACGCAGATTTGACCGATGTAACTGCAGCAACATTTTTCTACGCTTAAAGGATCTCATCATGAAAAACATGAATATGAACAAGGGCATGAAGTACGCCAAGTCCACTAAAAAGGGCAAGATGGGCGACGACATGCTGAGTATGGATGCCAAGCCAATGAAGAAAATGGGCGGCGGTTCGGCCATCCAGTACGCCTCCGGTGGCTCGGTTCAGTGCCGTGGTAACGGTCTGGCCCGCGGCAAAAAGACCCTGATTCGTTAATTTCAAACAATAGGTGAGCTTCGGCTCACCTAATTTAAAGTGACAAATCATGGAAATGATGATATGGAACATCATTCTTTCTGCATTGGTGGGTCTTACCTTGTTTCTCCTTAAAGGGAAATTTACAGAGATAGATCGACTTGGCATCCTGTTAAACAGGACACGGGAAGAAGTTGCCCGCGATCACATCACCCGCACTGAGTTCAGGGCGGACATGCAGCAGTTGATGGATCGTTTTGACCGTTTAGAACGCAAAATTGATGGGTTATCCACCGGACGAAGGGACAACAATTAAATGCCTACTACTTCCAAAAAGCAGCAGAAGCTAATGCTGGCTGTGGCCAACAGCCCAAAGTTTGCCAAGAAGGTGGGTATTCCTGCCTCCGTTGGCAAAAAAATGGTCAAGGAAGACAAGAAGGTTGGTCGTCTTGAAGGTGGTGGCACGGTCAACCGGGTCGGTGACGCTGTTACTCCTTCTCGCCGGGACCCTGATATTGGCAAGTTGATCAAAGAAACTCCGGTGCCCAAGGAAAAGCAGAAGCCTGTTAAGGGTTTTGCCAGTGGTGGACCCGGGTCTGGTGCCCCTAGCAGCTCGGGCATGTCTCGTCTGCGCCGTTCGAAAATGAAATAAAAATGGCAACTTCAGGCACAGCTACTTTTAACCTTGAGTTCGATGATCTCATCGAGGAGGCATACGAGCGCTGTGGTTTGGAGTCGCGTACTGGCTATGACATGAAGACCGCTCGTCGGTCTTTGAACCTGTTGTTTGCTGAGTGGGCCAACCGTGGCTTGAACCTGTGGACCATTGAGCAGGCTTCCTTGGCCATGATCCCCGGTCAAGCGCAATACAACCTTCCAGCAGACACCATCAATGTACTGTCCGCGGTCATCCGCACCGGCTCTGGCCAGACGCAGCAGGACATCACGATTGATCGCATCAGTCAGAACGAGTACCTGCATTTGCCAAACAAGCTGGTGACTGCTCGCCCTGCCCAATACTATGTGCAGCGCACGGCAACGCCGGTGCTCTTCGTCTATCCAGCCCCTGACACCACGCAGGCATATACGTTTCAGTACTACACCATGCGGCGCATCCAAGACGCGGGCGCGTACACCAACACGGCCGAGGTTGTCTTTCGCTTCCTACCGTGCTTGGTGGCGGGCCTTGCGTACTATCTGGCCCTGAAGAAGATGCCGGAGCGCGTTCCTCTGCTTAAGCAGCTGTACGAGGAGGAATTTGCCCGTGCAGCTATGGAAGACCGTGACACGGCCAGCGTATTCCTAACGCCCAACGTGGGCTACTGATCCGCTATGGCGGGCTACGCTTCTGGCAAATTCTCACTGGCCATATGTGACCAGT